AAATCTATAATAGCCAATTAATCCATCTAAATCAGAGAACTCAACATCTTTTGGTGAACCCTCATTATACAATGTTGATATACTTACAACCTCATCAAAAACAGAAATCTCATCCATGTGACCTTTCCAGTATCCCGAGCCAGTTGCTGAAGATTCACCTATTCTACATACATTGGGCGCTGCACCGCTAAAAGCTTGAATACCGGTTGTAGTCTCTTTTAATGTGCTATCTTGATAAATTTTCACTTCTCCTTCAGTGGAATCCCAAGTCATAACTATATGATGCCAATTACCGCTATTTTCAATCGTGTCACCAGCATCAACATTCGCTGTTTTAGTAGTACCATTTCCTTTGTGTACGGCTCTCATTTCATTACTACCCGCGTGGTAAAATAATTGTATAAGATTGTTAGAATCTCTTCTGCAAGAAAATATTTGTGCCGAAGCACTTACTGTTTCTAACTTAACCCAAACGGAAATTGTGCCTAATGTTGAGTCAATATCAGGTCCTAATGTTGAATCTAGATCAATATAATCATTATCACCAGCGAAAAATATAGAATAATCATTATGAAACACTTCCCCTGTTCCACATGTATCAGTGTTTATGCCGTGTCCTAATCCTAACATTATTCCCCTATATAAGCGATAACTTTACCAGATGCCAGTGTAATACTAGTCCATCTACCATAAATAGTAACTCCTTTTGGAAAAGTTTCACTATCTATAGCAGCACCACCGTTAGCATCTATATCTGTACCTGTTCCAGTATCATCTGGAAATAATTGAGTTGTTTCAGCTGTTAATCCACCTGAAGAACTAGCAAACACAGTATCTTCTAAAAATGTTATTGCACAGAATATTTTATTTCCCATACCAGCAACCCCATTAGATGTTGTGGCTGTCGTACCGGCTATAAGTATACTACCCATTTGCCCAAAAGCTATACCAGTTGCGTGTTTTTGTTTTATTGCCATGTTATTATTAATTTTGCATATTAAATGTTAATATAAGTGTTATAGGATTTATATTGTATAATTCAGCGTTGTTTTCTAAGTCTCCCGCTGCTCCACTTCCATTTTGTATTTGCCACGCGGCAAAATCATCTGGAGTATCGTATAAAGTAACTCCACCACCATGAAGTTGTTTTACACCGTCAGCTCTAAAGGTGATATTATTAGCATCTAAAGATGCAACTTCTCCGCAGATAACAGATGCTGTAGCAACAGGATTATACGCGTGTATAATGTCACCCGGACTAAATACTGTATTACACGCTGTACCATCTAAAGTTGTAAAAGTCGGTGCAGATAATCCAGACACATCAATAGCTGAATCTGTTAATGCTGCTGTTGAAAAATTTAATGTATTATCTTGAGCTACACCCCCAACCCATAAACAATAGTTTTGTGTTGGCGATGTTCCTGATCCTATTGGTTCTTTTACCCCTTGCACAGTAATTCTAGCTGACGTTGGAACGTTAGCAACTTCCATTGTGTTAAGACCGTCCATATAATGACTTGTTAATACTGGCGCAGCAGCGAGTAAGTCGTTGTTCGGTTGTATTGATACAGGACTATTTATAGTACCTAAACTGAAATCGTCTGATTTAGCGAAATAAAGATCAAACGGTGCCTGCTGATCAGCTCCATCAACGCCTCTAACTAACACTGTACATCCCACTAATCTACCATTACCGCGGGGTATGTAAAATTTTGTCCAATCAAACAAGACGTCATCTTGGGCAAACGCTCCAGCGTGCTGTAAGGAAGCTGTTATTGTAGGCTTTACTGTTACTTGATAATATTCTCTTGCCATAATTTATTTTTTTACTTTTTCTAGTGATCTACCGCCAAAATAAGCACCGATCACGGTTATTAATACTAATTGAAGTAAATCAACCCATGATGATTTTACTTCAAAATTTAACG